TCTTCTGGTAATAGCGGATGGTATAACCAAACACATGGTGGTGGAATATGGATGGACGAAAGTACTACAGTAAAAGTTTACGCAGATAAAAACTTTTCAACTGCAGGCACAATAACTGGCGGAACGCTCTCAACAGGAGGAGCGGTATATGCCTCCAACTGGTTTAGGTCATACGGAGTTTCCGGTTGGTATAATGAAACCTATGGTGGTGGAATCTATATGGATGACAGCACTTGGGTTAACGTTTATAACGGAAAGAGTTTTTATGTTCCAGGAGAACTAGATGTAGATGGCGTCTCATATATGGGAGGAACTATATATGCAGCAGACTCTATTTCCATAGGCGCCAATAGAGGTTATCGTTCTGATGGTAACTTTTCTACCACTACAAGCACCACTATTACCGCAAGAATTGTAGATGGTGGAGGATTTCAGGTTATAAGAGCACAGAGCTCAATGAGGGATATTAAAGATGATATTCAGCCAATATCGGGTGCATTAGATAAATTGTTAAGATTAAGACCTGTTTCTTTTGTCGAAAAACCAGAAGGTTGGGAAAATGAACTTGGTCTTCAACTCAAGTCTTTAGATAGGCATTTTGGTTTAATAGCAGAAGAAGTAGCAGAAGACCTGCCTGAATTAGCTACTTATGGATACCCAGGTGGTTATCCAATGAAACTTGATGAAGATGGAAAAGAAGTTGTTGATCAGGAAGAACTTATTAAATTTGAAAAATATGTTCCCGTTTCATGGAGAGAAATGGGCGCAATACCACTTTTAATTAAGGCAGTTCAGGAATTATCATTAAAAATAGACGAACTAGAATCAAGAATGGTATAATGTCAATATGAATGAACAAAATATAGATGTTAATTTAATTATTCAATCTTTTCAAGATAGATTAACACAGCTTACGACTGAAAACGTTATAAAAGATGCAACCATAAAGCATTTGACGCTTCAAATTCAAGAGATGTCAAAAGAAGAAGTAAAGGAAAAGTAATGTCAGAAGAGACTATTCAACAAGCTACAGAAGAGACAGTAGAGCCAAAGAAGGAATTTACTGTTACTATCTTAATTAGCGATCAAAATCTTAGTTATAAGAGCGACTTCAATGAGGCTGAAACTATTTTTTGGCTTGAGTCTGTCAAGGCTTTAATTCTTAAAAAGGCTTTTGACGCAGCAGCTGGTAACTAATTTTACTTTTTATACTACTATTACTTTATAAAAGTAAGGAGTTCTAATGGCCATTAGACAATACCTGCCATTTAGTCAGAATGGATCAGGAGATTTTTTTGCAAAGGCAATTGAGCCTGAGCAAATAAAAAATTTATCAAAAGCGCTCAAACCAGCAGCGCTAGCTTTGGGCTATCAGGGAACTAACTATTTCTATACTGGCAGAAGCAACTTTGAGCCTTCTCCTTATGATTTTGATAGAATTATTCAAGCTATTGATACAGACTCTTATGTCAAGCAAGCTACTTTAAAATACAAAGAATTGTTTTGGAAAGAAGGATGGAAAATAACTGGAGAAAATCCAGACGCTGTATCCTATCTGTATCAAAGAATAGATTTCATGGAAATGGCAATGAAAAGGCCATTTGTTGACTTCTTAATGGAAGTGTCAGATCATCTAGTTAAATTCTCTAATGTCTTTATTGTTAAAGCTAGAGGTGATATGTCTGACTTTTTCCCCACCTCTTTAACTCCAGTTAATTCAACTCAACCTGTAATAGGTTATTATCTAATACCTACAGAGCAGGTTAGAATTTTAAGAGATAAATTTAATAGACCAAAGTCTTACCAACAGCAGACAGACCCAATGACCTATGCACCAACCGACAGAGATCCTGTTTGGTCAGCTGAAAGAGTCATTCATTTGCATTTTGATAGAAAGACTGGTCGTGCATTTGGTACTCCATTCTTGAGTTCAGTATTAGACGATGTTGTTGCATTAAGACAATTAGAAGAAGATATTCAAAACCTTGTACATAGAGAATTATTTCCTCTCTACAAATACAAGATTGGAACAGCTGAACAACCAGCAGAGCCAGAAGAAATAGACGACGCTGCAGCTCAAATAGAAAATATGAGATCTGAAGGTGGATTAATTCTTCCATTTAGACACGATGTTGATGTAATTGGCGCAAACAATACAGCGTTAGATGCAAGTGAATATCTTAATCATTTTAAGGAAAGAGTTGCTGTTGGTCTTGGCGTTGCGCCACATCACCTAGGAATGATGATGGGTGGTGGGAATAGATCAATGACAGACAGACTTGATACCGCTTTATATGACAAGGTAAAGCAGTTCCAAAAGCATCTAGCAGAAATGATTAGAGTTCATTTCTTTAACGAACTTCTTTTTGAAGGCGGGTTTGACCCAATAGCAAATCCAGCAGACGAGGGTGTTTCCGATAGATGTTTCTTTAAGTTTAATGAGATAGATGTTGACACTCAGGTTAAGAAAGAAACTCATCTTATTCAGAAGTTTACAAACTCTGCAATAACTCTACCTGAGCTTAGAATAGAACTTGGCATAGATCCAGAATATGATATGGAAGAACTGTTTGCAGGAATTCAAGCTGAGATTCAAATGGACATGGCAGAAAACCAAGCTAAACTTGCAATGAAAAACCAACAGCAAGATCAAGCACAACAGGGCGCAGAAAATTCTGACAAACAACAGTCAGCAAAAGCAGGACAGAGAAACCTACCTTCTAGAAGAAGAGGTCCTGGAAATGTTATCAGACCTACAAATCAACAGGGAAGAAAGACTTCTCCGGATATTAGAAGATCTGATCTTTCGTGGTTGCCAGTTATTGAAAATGCTCTTAAAGAAGAGTATAATGTTATAGAACAAGATGAAATAAAGAAAGGTTCGGAATGATAATTGAATCAGAAGTAGCAAAAAGCTCTAGATATGGAGAAGACGCACTAGAGGCTTTTTATACCTCAGTAGATAACGGTCAAGCACGTTTAGCAATGTCAATACTTGTTGATATTATTTCTGCGTTTGCTGATAAAATTGAGGCGCTTGAAAATAGTATTGAAAAAGAAGTTAAGCCTCCTGTACAGGAGAAAGCTGTAGTAACCGAAGTTGTAGAAGAGCAAGAAGAAGTTAAGCCGGCACCTAAGCAGAAGGCAAAAGAAGTAACTGCTGAGTAAAATGAAGCTGATAATAGGTTGCCCTATATACGATAGGGATTGGATATTTCCGTATTGGATATCTTGCATACAGTCGCAATCGGTTCCAATGGCTGACATTGGTTTTGTATTTGTAGCGTCAAAAGACGACGAGCCGACAATACAACACATGGAGCAATGGAGATCTCATCATCCAGAAGTTAAAGTCTTTGACATTCTTTATCCGGAAAATGTAAATCATTTTTCCCACAAAGAAGGAACAAGACAGTGGACTATATCTAAGTATGAAAATATGGTCAACTTAAGAAATATTCTTATTCAAAAAGTAAGAGAATATAATCCTGATTATTTCTTTTCTTTAGATTCAGACATTCTTATAAAGAACCCAGCAACTATAGAACTTCTTATTGCTCACCTTAAAGAAGGCGCAGATGCTGTAAGTCCTTTAATGTACATGACTCCAGTAGGTACAGCTTATCCGAGTGTTATGAAATGGATAGATCAGCCAGGTGGTAGAGCTCATAGGGATCTTGAATTTCCTATAGGAACTTATTTTAAATCTGATGTAATAATGGCTGCAAAAATGATGTCAAGAGATGTTTATCATAATATTGACTATGTGGTGCATCAACAGGGTGAAGACTTGGGCTGGTCTGGAGCGTGCGCAGAAAAAGGCTTTAATCTATATTCTGCATCATATATATATTCCCCTCATATTATGAGTAGGGGTATGTTAAATGATGTATTGAGAAACGGTGATCCGAGAGAATCGGAAACTTTGAAAACTTTATCTAAAGTATGATATTCTTATATAAGATTGTTTAATATATGATTACGCAATTTACTATAAATACAAGCTTTAAAATATTCTGTCATGGAGACATAAATGGCTTTTGATTTTGTCGAAAACTTTACAGTACAGCTACCTGACTTTAGCGAACTAGATTATGACTTTTCTGAGTCTTTTAACTCAAATCACGGTCTTATCATAGAAGTAGCCGCAATACACGAACGGATTAACTTCTAACTACAATAACTATTCCGCTTTAGAGTTAGAGAAGGCATTACAGTCTTGGGTAGAGCCATACCCCAAGCCAATTATTTTAAATCACGATTTAAACACTGAACCAATTGGTCGCGTCATTGCTGCGAAAATGGACAAAGAAGAAGATGGTAGTCCTTTTGTCAGGCTACAGATTGCTATCACAGATCCAGTAGCTGCACAAAAAGTCTTAGACAAGAGATACTTGACAGGTTCAGTTGGAGGAAGAGCCGGTAAAGCCGTATGCTCAATCTCAGGAGAAGACCTCGCATCAGAAAGCGACAATGGAAGACCCAAGGTTCCAAAATACCGTAGAGGTCAGGTTTACAAGGGCAAACTTGCATATATCGACATGCAAGATATTTCTTTTAAAGAATACTCCTTTGTTAACCAGCCAGCAGACGGAAAATCTAGTGTTAGATCAACTTCTGTTTTGTCAGATAAAGATGGCAAACCAAATACAGAAGGCTGGGTAGCCAAGAGTTCCGCATTTGTACTAAGTATGAACGAGGAAGATATTTATTCAGTAGAAGAACATGATTCTCTCTTTAAAAATATGAAGAAAAAAGAATCAAAGCCAATGTATCTTCATCTAAAAGGCGCATTTTTGACAGCTCTTGCATTCCAAGAGAGCGAAAATGCTGATAATAACGCAGTTTCATTACTATCTAGCGAGGAAGCTGTTAACAACACCGATCTACAGGAGAACTCTAATATGAAAGATCGCAATCAAGAAGAGGATATTTTGGCTGTAACCGAAGAGTTAAACCAAGATCTGTCCTCAATTGCAGCCAATAAGACTGAAGAGTCTGAGGTAAGCAATGAAGAAGCCCCAGAAGCTCCGGCTGAAGGCGGCGAAGAAGCTGGCGCAGACGATGCCGGCGAAGACAAGTCTGATGATGATGCAGAGAAAGCGGATGAACAAGCTGAAGAGGCTGTTGATTCCGAACAAGCTGCAGAGTCTGAAGAGCCTAAGGCCGAAGAAGAAAAGGTCGAAGGCGCTCAGGAGCAAGAGGGTACGGACGAAGACCTCAGCGACAAGGCTGAACAGCCCGCTGAGCAAGACAACGACGTTCTCGACAAGATAAAAGCTCTTGAAGAAGAAAATGCAAAACTCAAGGCAGCACTTCACAGAATTCTTGTGGAAAGAGTAGTAGATGCAAAGATTAACGCTGGCGTAGAAGCGGCAGAACAGAGAGACGAGCTGATCGAGTCACATTCGACCAGAACAGCTTCCTCTCTTGCCGATTCTCTCAGAGATATTGCAAAGCTACCAGTTCGCAAGTCACATCCTGCTGAGGGTCCTGAAATTCATAACGAGTCTGCAGCTGTTGCTAATGAAGGAAATGTAGCAACAATTGACGATGACAATGAAATTAAGGGCAGCAAAGAAGAAGTGCCAGTTGAGCAAGTATTTGTTGACGCTCTCATGGGCCGTCGTAAGCTTTAAAACAAGGAGAAAATAAGAAATGAGCTTAGCAAAATTTCGTAAAGTAGGTACAAAGACTGGTTCAGGCCGTTTTGTGGTTTCAGAGGGTATTGCTCCAGCAGCATACCTCCTTCCACATCCTGGTCTACCAACTTGGTATCTTGACAGCGAAGATGATCGCTTTGAAATCGTAATTCCAAAGGGAACCATTCTTTCTGTCGTAGCCGACAGCAATGGTGACTCAAGAGTTGTTCCAGCTAATGGTTCAGCTTCTTCGGTTACATGGGGTGACAACATGCCCTCATCTTGGGATCCACTAGATGGTGCAACTCCATCTTACAGCTCTGGTGCAACTGATTCAATCGCAGTTGCAGCTAGATCAATTCCAGTAGGTGTAGCACAGTATGACCTCTACCGTCCATTTGACAAGGGCACCTCACAGGGTGCTGGCTTCATCACCCATGGTTACGTTGAGTATCCAATGGTCAGTGGAGTAAATGCTGACGTTACCGTTGGTAGCGTTGTTCGTTCGGACCATATGGGCCGTCCAGTTCTGGCAGCTGCAGCTGACTTCTTTAACAGCAATGCAGTCTACTCTTACCTCCAGGTTGGTAAGGTAGTCGAAGTAGAAAAGTTTGCAACCAACTTTGATGATGGTCTGCTTTCCTACATGCAGCTTCCTTCAGATCCAGGTGCGCTTAAGACAGTGTTTGAGATTACTCGCTCAGGCTCTTTCTCTGGCAAGCTTGGTATCCGTAGCAACCTGGATGTCCACAACGTCATTGGCGCATTCCGCGTCAACCTAACCTTATAATAACAGGAGGAATATCCTAAGATGAGTAAAACAATCCAAGAGCTCCTCTCTGGACTCCCAGCTTGGGAAGCCGCATTATCTGAGGATGGGTACCTAGACCAAGACAACAGAGTTACAATTAAGGAAGCATTTGCATCACCTGATG